AATGTATCGGCCTTAGCAGCTGTGGATCCCGCAGACGCACCATTAGTGTCGGTTAAGATACCAGTTGGTTGGCCAGTGCCGGTACCCGTTAGGAAGGCTTGTTCTTCAGCATTACCAAGTCGACGACCAAATTCATCAGATAAATAGGACATCAAGTCGAAGGCGGAGTCATTCAGTAGTTCTTCCGATACCTTGATCAGAGTCCCCAATTTGTGAGCACTGAGGGATACTTGACTAAATTGAGTATTAGATTCTGTGTAGGCTGCTTCTTCCTCGAGCCAAGCAGCTGTTCCTTCGCTCGCGACAACCGGAATCTTATGTTCACCGCTATTGGTTTGAATGACATGGCTGATGGTTCGCAGGACGTTGGCTTCTTGAAGCTTTTGAATCAGTTGATTTTCAAACTCATTTGGCACTAGGAAGCCACCATCTGGATCCGTACCTTCTTTTAGTGCATCAACGACCGCATGACCACGCATCATTTGCCAAAAGTTCTGCGCATAAGCATCCTGACCCTTTGGTAATTCTCCAGCAGTCGGGGCATTAGTAAGGGCTTTAGTTGTGGGCTGATTGAGTTCTGCTTCAATTTGGGCTTGCTTATGGAGCCGATCGATTTCCTTACCCAAGTTGACGACGTCTTGTTCCATCTTTTCGTAGGTAGCGTTGTCCTCAGCAGAAAGTACATCAGCTTCTTTTTGTTTAGTGTCCAGGAAATACTTTGCTTGCTTCCAAATACGGGCACGCTTTTCTTGTAATTCAGTAATCTTGTTCATTGGTAAGTTCCTCCTAAATTAGTGTGATAACAAAGAAAGCCGCTTTTGCAGCGACTTTACAGAAATAGTAGATTTTGCTTTAGGCTTGAGTTTATTCAATAACACCAGGTCAGATTGCTTATCGGAATACGAGTAACAATCTGTGACATTCTTATTGTCACCCAGCATGGCATCAGCAAAGCCTAATTCGATAGCTTTATTGACGTTCATCCAAGTTTCGTTATCCATCATTGTTGAAATCTTTTCACGGGGCAGGTTGGTTTTCAGCTCATAGGCATTGATGATCGACTCCTTGGTTTCAGCTAGCATTTGCGCAGCGTGGTCGAGATCTCTTTCTTGACCGCCGACAATAGTCAGTGGATTGTGGATCATTAGCATAGCCGCAGGAGCCATTGAAACAGTAGTTCCAGCCATCGCAATTACCGAAGCAGCAGATGCCGCAATACCTGAGATTTTGACATTGACTTCATTCGGGTAATTCATCAGCATGGTATAAATTTGACTGGCAGCGGTACAATCACCACCAGGGGAGTTCAGCCAGAGATCGATTGGATCCTGACTTTCATTAAGTTCGTCTTGGAATACCTGTGGTGAAACATCGTCATGCACCCAGCTATCAGGAGCAATTACCCCAGAGATAGCTAGTTGCCGCTGATCACCATTTTGTTTCCAGTTCCAGAAACGTTTCATTCTTTTGGTTCCTCACTTTCTTTGGTTGTTTGCGTGTTATAGAAATTACCGGCTTGGTTAAGTGGCAGCATGTTACCGTTAACCAAGTACTGATCACCACCTTCATCAGCAGGGATACGGTTGAGATCCTCTAACTCACGAATGTCATTAGCAGATAACCAGCCATTTTGTCGACCAATGGCATACCCATTCATCCGGCTTTCGTAATCACCACGTAGTAGTCCATCAACATTGAATTTAACGAAAAACTTTCGTTGATCATCAGCGGAAAGAAGCTGTTGATTCATAGCTTGTTCCCAGCGAATGCACCAAGGGTTCAGGGTGTACTTTACAAATTCTAGTGATTGTTGCTCGATATTTGAGAATGTCGAACGATCTAGGTCACCAACCATATGCGGTGGTACACGAAAAATTCTGGCGATTTCGTCGAGTTGGAATTTTCGAGTATCAAGAAATTGCGCTTGGTCGGGTGGAATGGAAAGCTGATGAAAAGTCATTCCTTCTTCCAAAACAGCAATGCTGTGATTATTAGATCCCGAAAATTGTGATTGCCAACTTTTCCGGAGCCGTTCGGGATCTTTGACTACATTAGGATGCTCGAGAACACCACCAGGTGTGGCATCATTTTTGAAAAAGGTGGCCCCATATTGTTCGGCAGCCATGGATAATCCAATAGCATTCTTAGCCATAGCAATAGGACTGTAACCAATCAAACCATCAAATCCTAACCCTGCGATGTGAAGGACTTCATCGGACAAGAGAATTACTTGCTTCGATTTATTCTTTGCCTGGTAATCATCATAGTTGCGAGTATAGGTGTAGTAGATTTCACCGTTAGCAGCACGGTTAACGTCCATTCGATCTGGCATCAAAGGATAGAGCCCAGTGATCTTGCCTTGACCGTTTCGAATGATTTGTGCATAGGCATTACCCCACAGTAATAAATGGTTCATCATGGTTTCGCGAAAGATAAAACTGGTCATTTCTGGATTTGGCGCATCATGAAGCAAAAAATAAAGCGGGTGGTTAATTGCCCGCTTTTTCCCACCATCGCTGGTATATTGATAAATATGGAGTGGCAGTTCAGCTAATCCTTCAGCCAAGACTCGAACACAAGCATAAACTGCAGTATTCTGCATTGCGGTGCGTTCGGTCACATTTTGGCCAGCCATCGAACTGCCGAAGAAAAATGACATGGTGCTGGATAGGGTGTTTTTGGGTGAAGCTTTATTGGTATGGAACAATTTATTAAATAGACTCATGGCATCAACTCCTTTCAGTTCTTCGCAATTACAACATCAATAAACCTCGACCATCATAAACAGAATCACCATTATCCTCATTTCGGATAGCACGATCCAGTCCCATAATGGTGGCCACTACGCCATCAATTTTTTCGGTTGACTTAGCCTTATCAGGTTTGATATTCCCGGCTGGGTCAGTGCGGATGTAGATGTTGTCCATCATCCAGCGTAATACTGGGTGACCACCATGAGCGATCTTCTTTTCCAGAGTTAATCGCATTAGTTCTTTAGTTGGTGGGGTCATATCTTTAAATCCCTGACCAAATGGAACTACAGTGAATCCCATACCTTCGAGATTTTGAACCATTTCTACCGCACCCCATCGGTCAAAGGCGATTTCTTTGATGTGGTATTTTTTACCAAGATCATCAATAAATTGTTCAATAAAACCGTAGTGAACTACATTTCCTTCTGTTGTTTGCAGATAACCCTGTCGTTTCCAAATATCATATGGAACATGATCACGCCGAACTCGTAAGTCAACATTATCTTCGGGGATCCAAAAATAGGGCAGAAGGGTATAACCTTCAGAATCATCCCTTGGTGGAAACACTAGAACAAAAGCAGTGATATCGGTAGTCGACGACAGGTCGAGTCCGCCGTAACAATCTCGTCCCCGTAGTTCATTAGGATCAACTGGGAAAGCACAAGCATCCCATTTATCCATGGGCATCCAACGAACGTCCTGTTTTACCCATTGGTTCAAACGAAGCTGTCGGAAGGTATTTTCCTCTGCTGGATTTTCCTTGGCAGAGTTGTAGGCGTCTTTGACTTTCTCCATTTTGACTGTAATTCCTAAAGAAGGATTAGCTTTTTTCCAGACTTCGGGGCTCGACCAATCCTCATTCCGATCAGCACCATAAATTACTGGGTAAAAGCGGGGGTCATGCTTTCGACCTTTCATGATATCAATTGCTTTTTGATGGACTTGATAACAAATAGAATGCTCATCAGTGCCAGCGGTTGTGATTAAGAAGTAGAGGGGCTGAGTTCTGGCATCCCCCGATCCCTTCGTCATAACATCATAGAGTTTCCGGTTTGGTTGAGTATGCAGTTCATCAAATATAACTCCGGACACATTAAAACCATGTTTAGAATAAGCATCAGCAGATAGAACTTGATAAAAGCTATTAGTTGGTTCGTAGATCAACCGCTTCTGTGAAGCAAGAATTTTACAACGTTTCTTCAGGGCAGGATTCATACGTACCATATCAGCAGCAACGTCAAAAACAATTGCAGCTTGTTGCCGATCAGCTGCACAGCCATAAACCTCTGCACGTTCTTCACCATCGGCACAGCAGAGTAACAGGGCGATGGCGGCAGCCAGCTCTGATTTACCTTGTTTCTTTGGAATTTCTACGTAAGCAGTATTAAATTGACGGTAGCCATCGGGCTTTAAGATGCCAAAAATATCTCGAATAATTTTTTCCTGCCAATCGATGAGGTCGAAAGGCTTGCCTGCCCAGGTTCCCTTTGTGTGGCACAGGCATTCGATAAATGACACTGCAAAGTCAGCAGCATCTTTATCGTAGGTAGAATCCTTAGCCATAAACCTAGTTGGTGTGTAGTCTTTTAGCTTTCGCAAGAGGGCATCACATCCTTTCATTGATACTAAAAAAGCACTGAGAGTGAACTCAATGCTTGGTAGCTAATTAAATTTACCGGTTAAGATCAGGTTGATGTATCCGGCGCGGTCAGTGGTCAAATAGTCGATCAGATCGTGGCAATTATAGTAATAAGCGAGCCGCTTTACGTTTTCAACATCAAACATATTTACTTCACCGGTATTGCGAATTTGTAATACCTGTTGGCGAATACGATCACGTTTGGCTAATTCATCTTTGATTTTGTTCATGACTAAGCCTCCTGGTTCTTAAAAGCAGCCGATCCGGTTAAATTTTTGAGTAGCACTTTCCGTTGGGTCTTGTATTGGGGACCAATAAAACCCAAACGCAGTAAAAAGCAGCGGAAAGCATATTTTTCATTACTCTCATCACGTGGCGTTGACATAATTCGCTGGTGACTCTTTGCGTATTGCACTAATTTATCGATCAATTGTTGATAAGCTGGAGCGTCATCAGTGTTAACTTCGGTGAACCAATCGAAGGATACACGTTGGTCATCAATTGTGAGAGACAAGGAATTCAGTTGGCAAGCGTCTTTGATTAATTGTCCTTTTGCCCAGATTAAATGGCGTAGGTTATCTAGATCTTGGTCAGTAAGCTCATTGCGGCGATATGTTATGTTCAACTTGACCGTCTCGCTGGATGTGAATCCCTGTTGCTTAAGATATGTTACTAATTCAGCAGGAATCTCATCTGGGGATAAAAGATTGCCATCCTTGCTGATGGTGTATTTACCAATCTGGTATGCATAAGTTGGTGTGTACTGATACTCTGCCCTTTGCTGAGTGTATTCAGCAATCTGTTCGACTAGCTTTTTGCGCTGTTTACCATGAACATTAAAATTAATTTCCATAGTATGTACCTCCTTGTTTGATTACTGTATACATCACTCTAGAAGATACAGATAGCAAGGACTTTCGAGGAATTAGGCCGGTTTTTTTAGCTTATTGTACGGAATTATGTGATCATCTCTTTCCACACTGACTTCTTGATCTGAACCCACTTGTTCGATATAGCGATTAACGATGACATCGCAGTACTTAGGATCGAGTTCCATCATGTAACAAATTCGGTTAGTCTGTTCACAGGCAATGAGGGTAGATCCAGAACCACCAAAGGGATCCAGAACCGTACAGTTAGACATTGTCGAATTCATGATTGGATAGGCAAGCAATGGAACAGGCTTCATTGTTGGGTGTTCCTTACTTTGCTTCGGACGGTCAAATTCCCAGATGGTTGATTCTTTGCGCCCGGTATACCACTCGTGCTTACCATCTTGTTTCCAACCATAAAGAACTGGTTCGTGTTGCCATTGATAGGGTGAACGTCCTAAGACAAGGGATTGTTTTTTCCAGATACAGCAACCGGATAAATAGAAATCAGCATCTCGAAATGCTCGCCGAAAGTTTAACCCTTCAGTATCAGCATGGAAAACATAGATACTGGCATCATTGGCCATTACCTTATTCATGTTTTGGAAAGCGGCTAGTAAAAATTGATAGAACTTATCATCATCCTGATGGTCGTTCTTAATCTTGCCGGCTTTGCTTTGGTAATCGACATTGTATGGTGGATCGGTAAGAACAAGGTTAACTTTATGATCACCAAGTAACTTTTGGTAACCTTCACCTTTTGTAGCATCACCACAAAATAGGGTGTGCCGTCCTAAATGCCAGAGGTCGCCAGCTTTAGAAAAAGTCGGTTTATTCAACTCGCTATCTACATCGAAATTATCGTCATGAGTATCACCTTCGGTAGCAAGCAAGTCAGATATTTCATCCTCATCAAAACCAGTTAATGAAATATCCAGGTCACTGGCTTGTAAGTCAGTCATCAACAAAGCTAACTTGTCCTTATCCCAATCACCGCTGATCTTGTTGAGAGCAATGTTCAGCGCTTTTTCTTTTTCTTCGTCTAAGTTGACAACTACACACTCGGCTTCTTTGATCCCTTCATTCTGGAGAATCTTTAACCGCTGGTGTCCGCCGACTACGCGACCAGTTTGTTGGTTCCAGATGATTGGATCAACGTAGCCGAATTCTTTCATTGAGTGTTTTAGCTTTTCGTAGTCAGGATCACCTGGCTTTAAGTCTTTTCGTGGATTGTAATCCGCGGGGATGAGGTCCGTTATTTTCTTCTGAACAAATTTCATTAGTTCATTCCTTTCCGTGAACGGAGCAAGCGTTCCATCACATCGTCCTGTGGTGTAGATCCTTGGTAAGTTGTAGCGTTGTTTTCTTTAACAACCTGAAAAATTTGAAACCATAATTGGCTGGATTGTTTCATGTAGTCGCGGCTCATTGATACGTAAGGGGAAGCAATTGCGTTCCCAGTTGTTGGGTGGCGGGCAAGAAAACCAAATTTTGAGATACATTCTTCACACTGAATCCAACGGCTTACACTTACCGCATATTGTTCAATCAGCTGAGTATTAACTAGCTTTTCACAACCACGCTCGACCAGCCATTCCCAGGTTTCTTTGAAAATATCAGCGGCGTCGAATTCTAAACCATTCTTCTGTTTGGCCTTGAGGTACTTCTTGACTGGCGGCATCACATGGCCTTCCAAATTGGTTGGTGTTGGTAGGTCAATCACCTGAGCATCTTGACCGGCTTGAATTTTGTCGTGAAGTGATTTAGGTTTACGTCCAGCACCGATTCGGGATCCACCACGATTCGTACCATCTTTAGCCAAATCTCTCCCTCCTTCCGGCAGGGGTTAATACCCCCTTTGATTTCGATTTTTTACACACGAAGGCCCAGGCCCGCTCCCGCGTGAAAAATTTTTAAGGATTCGATGGCCCCCTCCGTGGTTTAGTAATGATATTGACGTGGTGCTTTGTGCCAACGATCATCCATCTGAGCGGTGATGCGGGAATGACATGGTTTGCATAATGCCATCAGGTTTTTGAACTCGTTGGTGCCACCGTGCTCTAAGGGCAGAACGTGATGGACTTCGGTAGCCTTGGTATACCTTCCTTGGCTCAGGCACATCTCACAGAAGGGATGGTGGAGTAGGTACCTTTGTCTGATCTTTGGCCAGCCACGATGATAGCGTGGTCGACTACGCTTTGGTCGTTGGTAACGATTATAGTGAGAGCTGACTTGCTTGGCGTGCGCGTCACAATAAGTGTTGTGGGTTAATCGTGGGCAGCCAGGGTAGCGACAGGGTTTCTTAGGCGAGTAAGGCATGACACTCCTCCTTTCTGAGGTTATAAGAAAAGCCCAGCAGTTCTAAGCTGCCAGGCTTCAGTGTTATAAAGCAAATGCCTTATCTTAATTTCTACACTATCATCGTAACATGGATAAGTTGATTGTTTGTTCTGCGTTTTACCTTTCTAATGGTGGGATCCATAAAGCAAAAGGGTAAGGTGGTCGAGTGATTTGTTCTTTCGATTATAAGCAGTGGTTTTCGCAATGAAATACTTGTCCATCATGATAGTTAGTCCCTCGTTCATTGACTGGTTTGGAGTGCGGTAGCAAACGTCTAAAACAAACCGCTCGTCGTCAGATAGTTCTTGCCAGGCTGGCTCGAACCATTTGAAGTAAAGCTGGGCTTGTTGGTAACGTTCATTCAGTTTGGTTGTCTGGTCGATGCCATGCAGCAGGCGATGTTCAGTCGGGTTATCCTTTTTGCTGCCGCTGGGTGAGAAACCATAGCGAGGCGAACTGACACCAACCATTTGTTCCTTAGCTAGTTTCAGTTCGTCTTGGTAAGAGTCAATGATGAACTTCATACCATCGTAATCTTTCAAGGCTGCGACGGTCGCTCGTCGTTTGTCTAAGTAGTTCCACATGATACTCATGCCACAACACTTCCTTTCAGGTTGGCTTTCACCGCATTGATTAACGCTAGCTGGGTTTTATCTTTACGTTTCAAGGCGGCCAGAATGTTTTCGTCAATGGTTCCTTCGGTGATGATGTGGTGGATAACTACTGGCTGACGCTGTCCTTGTCGCCAGAGCCGAGCGTTGGTTTGCTGGTAAAGCTCCAGGCTCCAAGTCAATCCATACCAAATCAAGGTGGCACCACCAGCCTGCAGGTTAAGACCATGACCAGCAGAAGCGGGGTGGATCAAAGCTAAAGGAATCTTACCGGCATTCCAGTCCTGAATGTCACGGGGTGTTTTGATCTCACGAACCTTGAAACGACTTTTAATCTGGATTAGATCATGTTTGAACCAGTAAGCTACCAAGACAGGTTTACCATTAGCAGCTTCAACCAAATCTTCAAGGGCATCAAGTTTTCGCTGGTGAATTTGAACAATCTGCTGCTGGTCGTCGTAGACACAACCATTTGCCATCTGGCAAAGTTTATTCGATAAACTGGCTGCGTTGAGGGCATCGATTTGTTTACCCTGGGTTGAAACTACTAGCTGGGCATTAAGCTCATCATAGATTGCCTGCTCACTATTACTCATTTTTACCGGAACGGTGTTCATAGTTAATGGTGGCAGATTCAAGTAGTCCTTAGACTTCATAGAAATGGTGATATCATCAATGGCGCGGTAGATACTTTGTTCAGCACCGGGCTTAGGTTTGTAGGTAAACACTTGATACATGTTTCGCTTGTCAGGGTCAAAGTAGTTCATTCGGTAAGATGAGATGAAACGGCCGAGTCGTTGGCCCATGTCTAGTACGCGGAACTCTGCCCACAAATCCATCAAGCCATTAGACGACGGTGTGCCTGTTAAGCCAACTACGCGCTTAATCAGTGGTCGCACTCGTTTGAGGGCTTTGAAGCGTTGCGAGCGGTAAGACTTAAAACTGGAGAGTTCATCGATCACCAACATGTCGTAGTCAAAGGAAGTACCAGAGGATTCAATTAGCCATTTTAAGTTTTCCCGATTAATGATATAAATGTCGACATCTTGCTGCAGTGCTTTGATCCTTTGAAACTTAGAACCAGTGACGACTGAATAGTTAAGGCCTTTTAAGTGGTCCCATTTTTCAATTTCTTCTGGCCAGGTTTGTTTAGCCACACGCAGTGGAGCGACAACTAATACCCGTTGAACTTTCCCCTGCTGAATAAGTTGTTTAATAGCAGTTAGGGTAATGACGCTTTTACCTAGTCCCATATCAAGCAAGATTGCTGCCACAGGATGATTCAGAATAAACTGAGTTGCGTATTGTTGGTATTCATGCGGTTTGTATTGCATCTAGCATTCCTCCAATCTGATCAAACTGATCGCAAACAAAAACCTGGTAACCAAGTTGTTTTAACTGGTTGAGTCTTTGCACTTGTAACGGGCGGGGATGTTTACCAGGAGCCTTCATCTCCACAAAGCCCATGTGACCATCAGGCAGGAGGACCAATCGATCAGGTACTCCGGCCATCGATGGGGAGGTGAACTTTAGGCAAAGACCTCCGCGTTGGTGGGTAGCTTTGACAAAAGTAGTTTCGATTTGTTTTTCTAACATTTGTAAAATCCTTCCTAAACGTTGATATATCGGTGATTCGTCAGGGTTAATGACGGTCGTGACAGTTGTTTTACTACTCTTCTCTATACTCTTTTTTTCTATTTTTATTCCTATATACAAGTAATGTAAAAGAGTGTCACGACTGTCATTAGGGTTGGTAAACACTGATGTATCAAGCTTTTAGAGTTTTAAAGTGTGACAGTCGATGACAGTCAACTGAGGAATTCGTCGGCATCAACTTTTAATCGCAGTCCCTCGATGAAACGACCGTTTTGTTTATGTTGACGTTGAAAGCCAGCATTTTTGAGGGCGGTGTAAAAGTCAGTCGTGCTGCGGATATATTCACCGATGCCTTGGCAGTATTCGCGATACTTTTGATAGAGGTCACCGGACTTTTGCTCATATTCTGGGTTTAATTCGCATTTTTCGTTGAGAAAATGTCCGAGCCAATCATTGTCAGCATGGTAAGCATTGACCGCTTTTTCGACTGCCGCCGGAGTAGTTAATCGGTAATTTTGCTGAATGGTTCGCTGTGCGCCTTCAATGATCCACTGCAAGACTGCCGGCCCAGCTTTTTCGGTTAGGTACTGGGCGTAATTCTTAATATCATTGCGTTTAGCGATCGTAGCTTTAAAGGGGATCACAATTAACCGTCGCCAGATTCCTTCATCATTACCACCTACGTGGGGCAGGTAATTGGTGTATAACACGATGGTGTGGCTGGGCGTAAAGGAGAAAGGTTTCATGTATTTCTTTTCGGCATAGATTTCATCAGTTGAACAAAGTTGCTTGACGATGGAAGTGTTCAGTCGCTTACCTTCTTCTAGTTCAGCGGAAATGATTAGCCGCTTGCCTTTGACTTCGGCCATCTCTGGTTTGACGTTTCGCCGGACACCAGTGGTCAAGGCATCAGCTGAGAGGTGACCGGTATAAGTGCCGAGTACATTAGCGATGGTGTTCCAGAAGGTTGACTTACCATTCCTCCCGCTGCCGTAAGCAATAATCAGAGCTTCCAGGTACACCTGACCGATCGCCACCAGTCCCACAATTTCTTGGACGTAATTAATCAACGCTTGGTCACCACAGAAGAAAGTAGTGAGTGCTTCTTGCCAGAGTGAAGCTCCTTGATTACCAGGAATACAGGATGTGGATTTGGTGATTAATTCATCAGCTTGAATTTCCTGTTGACCGTGCATCCCTTTCTTTAAATTGAAAGGTCCGTTGGGCGTGTTCAACAAAAACGGATCAGCATCAAAATCATTAATCTCTTTGACGAGCTTTGGTCGAGAATTAGTTAAGATCCCGTTAATACCACGGGTGCTGCGTTCCTTGAGAATGAAGGCTTCGTAAGCTTTAGCATTTTCGTAATTCTTGAACGCTGCCTGTTGTTCATCGTTAAAAGTCCGACTAGCTTTAGTTTTACCCATTGCTTGCAAAGCGGATGTCACACCATTTTGCTGAATCTTCTTATAACTATTAGTGACACGAAGCTGAGCATCAGTTAATTGTTTATCGGTAAAACGTTGGACTTCGCCGAGAGCTAAAGGTTCCGATTCTTGCCAGACCTTACCGTCGAACCACATAAAACCTGATTGATTGGTGTAGCAGACCCGCTCTTTACAGTTGTTTACAAAGACATAAGATTCCCCAGTGTCCGAGTAGTCAGCTGGCTGTAAGTCATCATTGGGCTGATTGTATTTTTCGGGCGGAATATAATCTTTTTGATTAGCCATGCGTTGACCAAATTTGGTGGCACTATGCCAGATGTTTTTTAATTCCTGCTTGCTTAGTGGTGGATCACATTTAGCAGCTTCTTCCTGAAATGCCTGACGAGCTTCAGCAGTATTGCCAAGACGCATAATGATGCGACCGGCAAAATGCGAAAGGGTAGCATTACGTTTGCCTTCATGGATTGATCCGATGTTTTGCTGAGCAAAGTAACG